GATAAAATATTGCACCATTTTCCATAATAGCATGCCAAAGTATACTCCTTCCAGTAAGAGCTGATATGCCAAAGATAATACAGTCTTCAACTTCGCCATGATGTTTTTTAAGATCATATAAATATTCTCTTCTTATCTGTGCATAGGTCGGTGGTATGTTTGCATTTAAATACGCCATAATCTATCCTCACTTTATTGTACCCCAATTTGGCCCAGATTCAAAGTCAACTTTGTTCTTGACCTCAAGAGGTATTGTTTGTTCCATTATACTTTTGATTAGCTCTGGTTCGTGGTCCGTGATCGAAAAACAAAGCTCATCGTGTATTTGTATGTGTGGTATTATACCTTTTTCATGTAGATCTACCATGGCCTTCTTTGTCATATCTGCAGCTGATCCTTGTATCAATCTATTCAAAGCTTTGTAGGTAAATGCAGGTGTGTAGTATCTCTCGAAATAATCCATGTAGTTTGCATCTATCTTGTTTTCTTTATACTTATCCAACATCTCCGCCTTGAACGCTTCTTCTGCCTGCTCTCTTGTATACAATGGCACCTCGTTAAATCTGTTTGTTTCAGGATTCCATTCTTTATTTGTTGTCTCCCACCTATCAAACCTGCAGAATCTGTCATGTAATGTAAATAATAATTTATTCTCTTTTGCAAAGGCTATTAACTCTTGTGATAGCTGTCTGACAAAAGGCACTCTTCCATGATACTCGTTAAATAGTTCTTTGGCTTGACGCTGGTCCAGGCCCAACTCTCTCTGTAGCTTGATCTTACCCATACCATAGAACAGACCTAGGTTGAT